ACCCGGCGGCACTGGTTCCATCACACCGGATGGGTTTGAGCAAGACCAACGAGCTGCAACTCGGCGCAAACTCCTCGCCATCGCCGCCGAGCTGGAGGGAACCAATGGCTGAACTGAGCCCTGCGGCGCAGGCGGTGCTGGATTCAGCTCTATGCACGCAAGATGTGTTCACCCGCTTGGCATTGGCCGAGCAGCGGATCCAGAAGCTGGAAGCCCAGCGCGAGACGGAGAAAGCTTGTATCCAGGAGATCTACGACAAGCTGGATCGACTCAAAGTCCAGCACGAAAGCAACTGGTCTCGGATTGTGAAGCTGGAGGAGGCTGCCGCCGACCATTTTCCTGACGCAAAGAAAATGGTCGCCCCGGCCGGTGGGCTGGTGGAGCGGGTGCGCCAGGCGCAGGATTGCGGCAGCGAGCGTGATGCCCGCGCCGCGATCCTGGCTGTGGCGGAGTGGCTGGAATCGTATGAATCTCCACGTCCAGCGGCTCTCGAAATTGCCGCTGCCTGGCTGCGGGAGGAGGTGGAGCGTGAAGCGTGAGCGCTTTCCTCACGCCTCCCTGTTCCTGGAGACCTTCATTGAGGGAGATCGGCGGGTGTTTGTGTGCTCAACCAAGAGCACCTCAGTCTTCCGTTGCAGCACCAGGGAAGTGCTGGCCTTCTACAAATGGCCAGCCAAGACACCTACCGGCGATGCACTGCGGGCCTGGCTGCAGGATCTGGAGCGGCGTGATGCCGCCAAGGCCCCCCAGGCCAGGCAGGAGGGACTGAGCGACGAGATCAAAGCAACCGGCTGGGGACCGGAGGCCAACGGCCTGGACGAATCGGATCCTCAATTTCAGACCCGCACAGTGATCTAACAATCAAGATCACAGGATGTAAGAGAAGGTCAGGCCATATTCCTTTGCGGTAGTGGCAGTGCAGCTACTGCGAATCGTCACCAGCTGCCCGCCTGATGCAGACTGAATCCTGATCTGACCAGTGCCAAGATCATCGGACCCGGAGCCAGCTGCGCCCAAGGTATTCGTGAAGTTGCCACTGGTGCGAGCAACCGGCACCGTGATTGCACAAGTGCAGATTGAGTTAGCAGCCGTGGCTGTGAGAGTCATCTTCCCGGAGACGGTGACAATGTTTCCAACCCGCTGATACATGAAGTCACCACTGCCGATCGTTGCAGCGCCAAGGTTCGACAAAGCAGACACGGTTGGCGTGTAAGTACCCGCCGCAAGGTCGGTTACTGTGGCGCTTGTATGAGTGTGGCTATCGTTAGCAACAGCTGTCGTGATGCTTGCGTTGGCCGTGCCATTGAATGAAGCGGATCCGCTTACGTCACCAGTTAGTGAGATGGTTCGAGACGTTGCCAGTGCAGTTGCCGTATTCGCTGTGTCGGCGTTTCCCGAGATGGAGATAGGCCACGTTCCGCTCGCTCCAGCACCTGTCTTGCCTGGTGCATCATTGGCGATTTCATTATTGACAAACGCTGTCGTTGCAAGCTGTGTCGTGCTGGTATTTACAGGAGCTGTCGGAGCAGTTGGAACACCCGTAAAACTGGGGCTAGCCAATGACGCCTTGGCGCTCACAGCAGCAGCTGCTGCCTGAGCATCTGCAATGGCAGTTTGCGCAAGGTCATACGCGGACTTCAGTGCTGCCGCAGTTGCAGCCTTGACAGTGCTTGTATCGCTTGTGGTATTGGATAACTGGACAATGCCAGCCTGCGAAGCAGAAGCTGTAGGCAAGGGGGCGGCAACATAGCGAGCTTCAGGGTCATTGGCACCATAAGCGTTGTATCTCCATTCCGTACCCGACCAGTCGATCCTCACATACAGCGCTGAATTGCCAACAAAACCAGACGGCAGCCCTGTGATGCGCGGACTGACATTCTCGATTCCAGTCGAATTCCTTATTTCAACCCTACTGTTTGCCGTTGGGCTGGCTGGAATCGCAGCTACGTTGTCAACAGGAACGAAAATAGAGGCACTGCTGACAGCACTCAATGCCGCATCCGCCTTAGTGAGCGCATTGGTTGCCTTCGTGTCAACGGTGCTGATCTGGGAAAGAGCTGAATCAGCCGTTGTCTTCGCAGTGTTTGCAGTATTCGTCGCTGTACTTGAGCTTGTCAGCGCGGAGTTGGCGGTTCCAGCTGCAGTGTTGGCAGCCGCCTCGGCATCGTAAGCAGCTGTGATTGCGTCACCAGCAGCAATCATTGCATCATTGGAACGTGCCAGCGCTTCAGTGGCACGTTGAAGCGCAAGGACTGCATCTTCGCCCCCTGAGCCACTGCTTACGGTGTCGTAGTATTCCTGGACAACGCAAAGCGTAAAGATGGCTGAGGCGTTAAGTTGATCAGCCGTAAGCAGTGTCCCTTTCTGGAACACAGTGAAAGCATGAGCGCTCGGCGTGATCCGTTGGATCCTGATTAGCCTGTTGGCATTCTGGATCCCAGAAGTCAAGACAACCACCTTGCCGGTGCTGTCAAAGTCCCAGCCAGAGGGACGCATCAGCTCAGTTTCGCTGCTGTCACCTACGACTGACTTGTAAACGTGAATGTGCGATGGCAGTAAGTAGTCAATATCAAGACCACCAGACGTAACCAGTGGAAACGTTTTTGTGCCAATAGGAGGATTCTCATAGTTGACACCCGAATAGGTCGGAACTGACGTGGCCATCGTCGCAGCGGCTCAAGTTTCTTTCAGAACGTTACCGCTGCGAGCAGCTCAGAACACACCTCTCAAGCGAGCTTCGTCGAATAGAGCATCAATTTCTGAACGCATCTGCGTGGCAGTCGAGAGATCATTCCCCATGGCCGCACGCTTGGCGCCTTCTGCCAGGATCTGACGCCTTCCGATCGAAGGAACCTCAGCACCGTATCTCATCAATGCAGCGTCGAAGTAGTCGCTAATGATCCTGTCCAGTCCGGCCTCAATGCCTGTACGAACATCCATGAATGCCGCCCCTTTCTTGTTGACGTATTGCTGAACGTCAGGTCGATTGTAGTATTCAAGGACGGCCTGCTCAAGTGTCTTGCCATTGATGACAGTGGCAGCCATTCGCTTGTTCAGTTCCTGTTGCTCAGCATTTGACAATTTGTAGCCAAGCCTTCCATTTGGCGTCTTCTCGACGTAGCTCCCCTTGATCTTGAAGATCGCCGCCCATGCAGCATCCGCTCCCTGGAAGCCCCGCGGCAGCACAGGGATCGCCAGCTGCGCAGGGTTCAGGCCACCAGGCCCACCGCCGGGAAAGGTCGGCACCGGCCTTCCAGTGATCTGATCAATCATCACTGGAGTCCCATTAAAGCCAGGAATGCGATCAGCGATCTTGGCAAAAATGCCAGTGCCAAACGCATCCTCATGAACCTTCCACACTTCGCCCAGTGTTGCACCCTGATAGGCGTGCTTGAAGGGATCGCTGGCTTGATCAACGTATGACAACAGACCCCCAAATGGTGTCTGAGTTGCCATCCAATTCTGAATCGCCTTGCCACCCTTCACACCCATCGTGGTGTTGGGATTCCCAACTAGATCAACTATATCGTTGATACCCTTAAGGAATGATGCCTGATATAGGCCACTGACCATAATGCCTGCCATTGCGGCCAACCATTCCTCCTGTGACTCCATGCTGACGTAGCTGCTGAACATCCCCATATCAGCAAACATCCGCATCATTCCCGCCATTGGCTCAGGCAGCCTGCTGAAAGGGATTGAGGTTCCATCGCCAAGATTGATCGAGTAGGGAGTCTTGCCCTGCTCGTTGATCATCGCCTCCCATGCCTTCTGTGCAGGTGCATCCTTGCCGCCCTGTGCCCATCGACCTGGACCGCCGCCAACGATGGTTCCGTTCGTTGCACCCATGTAGAAGGTGCCAGCAATGGCGGACATCAATGCGATCTGCCCAGACACCCGAAAGGTTTCGCCGGGATCCTCAAGCAGCTTCTGAATGATCTGCGTCTTCATCACCGTTGGATTCAGCCTGGCATCACCTGCGATCTTGGCTGCATTCATCAATGCGCCAAACCCCGTGGATTCAACGAAACCCTGCTTGAGAATGTTGAGCGGTGTGCGCACAAATGGAACGAACGGGCGAAGATAGGGAGCCTTCATCAGCAAACCATTCACACTCTGAGCGAGTGCGTTGGGTTCCTGGAAGGTTGCGCGGTCAGCTTCTTTCAGGACTGGATTCTCAAGACTGTATGCACTCTTTATCTTGTACTTCTCCCACAGCTCAGGTTTGTGCAGACTGAAAGCATGGTCCATTTCGGTCTTGATGTAGGCGTCAAGTGCAGCCTTGTCGCCAATATCAACACCTTCCTTGAATGCACGCTTGACAGCCTGAGCCGCAATCTCCCCGCGAATAGCAAGATGCTTCGCCATCTCGTCTGTGCCTAACAACGCTCTTGACGGGAGACGAACGAACTGACCGATCCGGTGAACAGTATCGACAAGTGCGTCAGGGGCTTCTTTCCCCATTCCGTCATATACATCAATAACGGCCTTCGCAGAGATGCCAAAGCGCTCCATTCCATCCTTTGCGCCAGCTTGATACAGTGTCCTCTCAGTGCTGAATGCGTGCCAGCCAAGTCGAGTAGCATCGTTGAAGCCTGCATACATGGCAGCCAGCGATGCACTGGCCTCAGCAGCAACCTCCTCTGCAACTCTCGCGCCAGCAAGACCTGTCATGGCATAAGCCTTCGCAGCTCCAAGTTGAAGCATCGGGCGAATGGCGGTCCACGCCATACCAGCAGCGTTAGTCGCAAATGTCGCTGGTGCCGACAAGAGGCCATTGATGAAGATTTCATTCCATGCGTTCCCGGCAATGTGCATTCCCGCTGAAACCTTGATGATGTCAGTTGGGTTGTCCAGAAACTGAACACGCTTGGCCAGGTTGATTAACTCATTGATACCATCTATGCGAGTTGATGGATCGCCCATCTTCTGAGCAATCTCCTGAAACTTGTCTTCGTATTGGCCAATGTTGCCCAGCTTGTCCGTAATCTCGCTCAGTGCTCTATCGGCCTGCATATCCCAGCCACCATTCCTCAATGCCTGGGTTCGCATTGCTCGGCCATAGCCCTGATCCCAGCCAAGGACATAACCCCCAAAGCGAGACATACCCTGCATCTGCTGGGCAAACTGCATCCCTTCGATCGTTGCCGACTCACCCGCTTCAACCTTGCGGAGGAAGTTATCGGCAAGCTGCTTGATGCCACCGCCAACAGACTCAAGGTATGTCTTCGTAACAGCAGCAGCCAGTCCGATCTGTTCAACGTCTCGCGTTGCCTTGTAGACGGGATCAGGCATCCCTTTTTGAGCAGCCTTGGTAGTCGCTGCTTTATCAAGGCTTAGCCATTTGTTAGCCACAAAGTAATTCGTGACTTCGTTGAAGTCCATGGGAAGCATGGCGTCAACGTACTCAATCAGCTTTCGCTTCGTAGCTGCATCAAACCCAACACGTTCTTTTGTGTAGATGCCGCTGGCTTCTGCGCTTCGCAGTGCCGCGCCCAGCATCTCACCACGATCATTGGCCTCAGTCCGCTCAAGGAAGCGAGGACGAGGAACAGGGGAGCATCCAAGTGTCATTAGAAGAAGTCGCAGTGTTCGCCGTGTTGAATGAATTGTTCGGTGTCAGCAACGATGCTGTCAGCGAACCGTTTAGCTCTTGCCTGAGGCTCAAGCAGTTTGATCTGAGTGTCCAGCTTATCCGCGAGATTCTTTAATGCCCGCAGTCGCTGACTCCCCTTGAGCGCACCTGCATTCTGAATGGCAGAACGCAAAGCATCCTGCAGGGCAAGCAGATCACCCTGCTCCATCTCGAATGTGCGCTTCTGCACCCCAAGCTCATTCAGGTTGAAGAATGCAGAACCGCCACGCTTGGCAACCCACGCTTCATCAAGCAGTGAATCAAGCTGAGGACTGATTCCCTGAACTGCCTTGATCTGCGCATCCGTCAGTTGAATCTTGCCCATCACGCTGCCGTCATACACCGGACCTCCAATCGGTTGATCGAACACCTGATCACCCGAATCAGCCTCAAGCTGACGGGCCTTCCCGATCAGCGCATCTCGGTCCTGCTTGACCTGCTGATCGGCCAGCTTCTGCGCCGCGGCCTTCGTGCGGGCCTGGCCGAGCAGCTCGCCATTTCGATCGAACACCTCCCATCCCCGGCCACCCTCCGCCTTCTGAACGATGGGCGGTTCGATCGAGTCGAGGGTGGTGCCGGTGAACTCCCTGACGGCCTGCTCGTCGGTCAGATCGCCGGACAGCCTCTTGGCTGCAGCATCGGCCAGGCGCAGATTCTCTGCGTTGTCGAACCGATCTGCAGCACCTGCAGCGTCAGCAGCCTGTTGTTGTAGGACACGCTCACCGGACTGCTGGGACTCCCATACATCGTAGTTCTTATTGACAAGATCACGCTGCGCCGCCTGTTGAGCTTCCCATTCGTCATATTGATCCCTGGCTTCCATCTTGCCAAGGTTGTCCTGCACCTCTGGCCGCATTTGCGGACTGCCATTGACGGCCTCCTTATTCCATAGCCATTCCTGATAACGAATCTCGTCAAGGCTTTCTGCTTGAATGATGGCAACATCTGCCCGATCCAACTGGAGTGCGGTGTTCCGGTTGAACCGGACCGCCATCGTTTCAGGATCAATGCTGGCCCATCCTTCGGCCAGTCCTTTGTCATACAGAAAGTTTGTCCAAACAGAGTCGGACGCACTGAGCACACCATATTCATTCGTAACGGGAGAGAATGTGCGCAGGTACTCCATCGCATCCACGCGGGTGCGAGGCATCAGCTGCTCAACTCCCTCGGCAATGCTGCGAAACACCCCATCGGCTCCCTGCTCCAGCGTCAGCTCCTGCGCCTGCTTCCATGCAGAAAACGCATCGGCCTCAAATGCCTGGCGGATCGTCTGCGGTGTCACCGCTGGCTCCGGGGGGCGAATCTCCGACACCCGCACCGGCTCTATCCCCGCCGGGACCGGAGGCCCCCCGGCGCCCAGCAGGCCAGCCGGAGACGCACCAGGGGGCTTCGCTTCGGGTCCACCTGGCAACAGTCCGGCCAGTCCCGGCTCTCCTGCCGCAGCACCCTCTCCCCCCGCGGCGAGCTGGCCGCCAGGGGAGGGAACCAGCTCCCCGATCCGATCGAGGCGCCGCAGCGACTGCTGCACCCGTGGATCCAGCTCCCCCTCAGGCATCCGCGCCTTGGCCTCCAGCCAGGCCCGGTAGGCAGACAGGTCGTCACCCTGCGACTGGGGCATCGGTCCCTGCCGCTGAAACTGCTCCAACGCCGGACTGCCCCCGGCGCTGGGTGGCATGAACGTCTCAGCCGGAGCCTTGCTTGCCAGCCACTGCTGATACAGGGGATCGTCGTTGAGATCGAGCTGGGAGGCCAGTCCCTCCATCTGAGCCAGCCGGTTCTGCAGCGGACTGTTCAGGTCGTCGGGACCACCAGGAAGCCGAGGCTGTCCAGGCTGACGCCAGGGGGCAACGTCGTTCGCACGGGAAGCTGCCCAATCCGCTTCAGGGTTGCTACGGGCCTGGGCCAGCTGCTCATAGAGCGCATCGAGGTGACGCAACCTCTGGGCCTCTGGCGCCACTCCCGGCAGCAGTCCGGCGGGGGACGGATCAACGCCAAAGGGCAGCGCTGGATTCGATGGCAGCGCCTTTCCAAGACTGTTGCCAATGTCCTGCGCATTGACATTCATCGCCTCAAGAATCGCCCGCTGTCCTTCGGGTCCAGCCTTTCTGAAATTCTTGGCATAGCGATACACACGCCAGGTATCAATCGCGGCACTGACAGCAGCGCCAGTTACCAGGCCCTCAGTGAGCTGCTTCGCCTTCCGAATGAGGCCACTATCCTCTGCCATCGTTGCAGTGGGAGCACCGATCGCACGAAGCCATGGCATGTTGCTGGATGCCGCAAGATCGCCCAGCGTTTCATCCATCTGGCTATCACCTTCGCCATACACGTTGAAGGCAACAAAGGCGTCCCACGCCAGTGCTTCCCCAACGGTGCGGATCTTGGCAACTGACGATCCCTTGCCAAGCTGAGTCAGTGCCTTTGCACCCTCCTGAACATTTGCCGCCCATGCGCTGATGCCAACCAGTTCCGGCGCCTTGTTCACGCTCTCACTTACATCCTGTAGGGTGGCAAAAAGCCATTTGTCCTTGGCAGCAATGTCAAGAGCTTTCGCACCCGGACTTGTGCGGGCGAAGCCCTTGGCGGCGGCCGTGATTGCTCTACCGGCAAGCGCTGATTGTTGCGCCTCCCCGCTCGCCTTCGCAAACCCTGTGATGGCCTCCAGCGACTTTGCGCCCAGCTTCTCAAGTAACCCCGCCGACTTGGCGGCTTTCTCGATTGTGTTTGCACCGCCAGCTGCAGCCAAGCCCTTGGCTCCAAGGGACGTAACCGCTTTCGGCAGCGTAATTAAAGCAACGCCAATCCGTACAAGATTGCTTACAGCCTGACCCGCCTGGCTTTCGGTCTTGAATGCGTTGCGTCGAGCAACCGTCCACGGGTTGTCCGAATCATCCATCACCCGATTCCAGTCCCAACCGTTGCCTGAGATCAGGCTGCCAGTCTGAACTGCAACATCACCGACTCCAGCGGCAAGATCGAGCAGATCGGTTGCAACTGAAACACCAGCATTTGCTGCGATCTTGACCGTATCTCCTATCGCTGCGCCCGGACCTGACGCCCAGAACGGGCGATCATCACCACCACTCTTCAGTTGCTGCTGGTACTGCTGATCGAGCTGAGCCTGCTCCAGTTGACGCTGCTGGGCGTAGCTGGCATTCGCCTCATCAACAAAGTCCATCGGAACCTGCTGACCGGCAGGCTGCTGAACGGACTGAAGCGCCTGATCTTCAGAGTCATCAATCCACTTTCCGTTGCGGTAGACGGCAACCATTGTCAGAACCTCCGTTTGTAATCGAATGCACCAGCTCTGCTGCGTTGATCCGCAAACAGGCGGGAGTAGTTATTGCCGAAACCGCTGGCTTCGAGACGACCAGTGGCAGGGTTGATGAATGAATCCGTCCTGGCCTTGGCAATCGCCTCAATGGATGCACCACTGGCGACCACCCTTGGCAACATGCGGATGAAGTCAGGCACCGCAGCGGGCGCCTGAACCGTGAGATCGAGCACGTTGAACATGACTCGATTGAATGCAACCGAACCGGGCTGCAGGCCAAGCTGCTGAAGGACAGGCGCCATCTGCAACTGTCGCTGCGTCAGTGTGCCCATCCATCGACGATCCGTTGATTGAGGTGTTCCACCCTGCTGGCCGCTGACAGTTCCAACATTGTGCTTACCGTTACCAGGATCGGTGTGTCCGTAGTAAGCACTTGTGTATCCACCACTGGGAGTGCGAGTCCCTTCATTGATGCCAATGGCAACAAAGAACGGATGGTTCGGATTGGAGATTGCGAACTGAATCGGTGGCGCCATCGCTGCACCATCGACCTGCGGCAAGGGTGGTGTCGTTGGAGTCATCGGCTGCACGCCCCTCCACAGGGACGCCATCACTGCCATGCCCTCCTCCGTCATGTTCCTGGTGCCGCCCCCCGCGTCAGGCTGTCTCCCACCGCCAGGCGCCTGCCCCGCTGGAAGCTCAGCCGCCGAAACCGGCTGATCGAGGACTCCCACCGCCGCTCCCAGGGCGCCAGAAAGGAAGCGCTCAACCGGGTTCCGCTGGGTGGCCTGCTGCCCTCGCTGCTGCCCGCCGCCCGATCGAGGCTGAGCTGGTTGCGAGCTGGTCCCCGGCGATCGACTTGCCGTCTGGACGGGGGCCAGGCCGACCGACTGAGCCAGGCCCTGAAGGAAGGTGCCCACCGGATTGCTGCTGACACTGGGCGCCTGCTGGGGGGCAGCGGACTGGGGGCCAATGGGACGGGCGCCGCCTCGCCTCCTCGCCTCCTCCTGTGCACGCTTCACCATTTCCTGATACGCCTTTTGAGGATCAGGAAACAAAGGCTTGCCGTTCGTATCCTTGAAACCCGCAAGCTGGCGAAGGTAGAACTTCTGCACATTGCGGTAGTCGATTGGAACGCCAGCGGCCTTTGCAGCATTGATGACATCAGGCGGAAACACCGCAATGGTTCCAACACCACCAGTCCGATTCAGGTTGGCCTGCACCGTCTGCGCAGTCTCAAGCGCTCGCTGCGCAGGTGTGCGCATCTGAGGTTGATTGCCGGAATCACCAAAAGACTTGATCTTCTCTTCACGATAGCTGTCAACAAAATCGCGGGAGAACTCGTAAGCCTGTGTATCAGTTACGTCCTTGCCACTTGTGCGAAGCGCCTTGATTCGCTCAGTCGTTTGCCGCTGAACCTTCGACCTAAGGTCAACCTCAATCTGGCTGATCACATCACTGGCAGACTGTCCCGAGGAAAGCGTGATTCGACCAGACGCGACACCCTGCTTGAAAATCTGCGTTGCGGCATTCCTGATCTCAGCCTCATTGCGTGCAATGCCGGTGTATGCCTGCGCCGCAGACGGGTCAGTGTTCTCTTGATTCTTCCCACGAAGATCATTGGCCTGCTGAATAGTGATCCTCCCTGAAGCAGCCATCTGTGCAATGGCCCTGGACATAGCATTGCGATCCCTGTTCGGAGCATTCATCTGATCCAGCATCTTTCCGTACTCCACGTCTTGCTGCTTAGACGAGGTGTTAGCTGTTGACTGAGTTTGAGACAACAGGCCAAGTACGTTCTGGAATGCCTCAGGGTTTGAGGACAGCATTGGCAGTGCATTGATTGCGGCCTCCCTTGCGCCAGGCGCTCCCTGTGCAATGCCGACCAGGTTGGGCATAAATGGCAGCAGTGCCTGCTTCTGCTTCCATCTCTCATACTCAGGCTGCAGATCAGCCTCCATCTGCCCAAGGCGATCTCTAATGCTGCCACCTTCGCCAATATCAAGCTCCCACAAGCTCACCCCATCAGCAGTCTTGACATCAGTGGAGGTGACGCCACGCATCAACTGAACCATGCTGAGCAGGCCCTCTACATCTGGATCACCATTTGCATCATTCTCTATGCGCTTGCTTATGATTGCGGACTTCCAGCCATTGAACACAATCTGAGCAAACTCTTGTGGCGTATAAACCTCAGAGGCGAGGACACGCTTTAGCTCGCCCTCGTAGTATTTCGCTTGACCATCTCGCCATCTAAGTGCAAAGTCGACACCTTCTGGCGTTCCTGCACCGCCAGCACTTGCCAGGCCAGCGATTCTATCGTCAATCGCATTCCTGACTAGCTTGCTGTAGGCGTCAGAAAACCTCTCATTAGTGAGCTTCCTTTCTTCCTCAAGCCGCAGCGTGTAACCCTCTGCGCGAATCCTTCCTTCACCCTCAAGAATGCCGGGAGTGTAATTCGCAAGGTATCGAGATGGAATTGCCGAAAGACCGCTCTGATTAAGAGCAGCCTCCTTTGCCTTTGCATCCGCTGCGGCAACTTGCTCAGGTGGCGCACCAGGCGAGATGAACACCCTACTGTTGCTTCTATTTGCTCTGTATATCTGCAGGTATTCGTTGGCCGCAGCCTGCGCAGTGGTAGTGCCAACAATGTCCTGCGCTCGGCCACTGAGGCTGCGCAATGTATCCCTGCCCGCCTGATCAGCTGCGCCATATAAAGCAGCAATGTTCGTGTTCTTATTCAGGAAGTCAGTGGCTTCAGTCTGCGCTCTTTCCTCAAGCGACTTCGCCAAAATTGGCCCACCTACCTTCAGGGCTGTATCCAGGAAATTGCTGATCGCAGCAGCATCCTGGCCCGCATTCCGCCCAGCCTGCGCAGGGTTGATGAAATCGAGCAACGGACCATTGGAAGTGACCCGAACCCTCTGCTCATCGGGCGATCCCAACGGCTGATATGGCTGGGGCAGCTGCAGCGCATTGACGGTGCTCGTCCCTGGCCTGGTGTATGTCATTCAGCCTCTTGCCGGATTGTTGCTTAAATGGTGTCAAGCTCTTCGCAGACTACTCGCATGTCCCGCGCTTCGGAAGACCTGCTCGCCCAAATTCATGGAATGGTCGGCCAGGAATTGCTCAATCAACTTCACTCTGAAGATCCCATCGTTCGCGCATCTGCGCTCGGCCAGGCCATGCGATTCCTGAAAGACAACAACATCACCAGCACTGTTGAGGCATCTGTCCCCCTGCAACGGATCAAAGCCGCCATGCCCACCGCTGATGAACTGGAGAAACTCATGCAGTTAACACCCGATTGACGAAACTTCCGCAGATTAAAGCGCCAATGATCCTGCTTGGGCTACTTGGCGTGCTACTGCTAAATAGTGTATGGGCAAACCGAGAAGCCCTTGTATTCTGCGAGAAGGCTCTTTACGGTGAAGTCAAGGCACTAAGCGACAAGGACAAAATGAATAAAACAATCTCATTCACGGAAGTCTGCCCGGACTTGCGTGCAAGAGCAGAGAACAACCTGAACAAGTGGCTTGAGGTGATTCTTGCTCTTATGGTGCAGTTCAATCATCCATCGGGACAGTAATCAATGCTGCGACTCATTGACCAGGAAGATCCGGCGCCCACTCAGCAACCGGAACCTCAAGCTCCGATCGACACATCCGCGATGGAGGTTGATCTGGGGGAGCAAGCTGGCTTGCAGCCTCTACCTACTGGACGAATGCTCAGGCAGGCGGGTAGGCCAATGAGCAACAGCGTTCCGCGCAGTGAACGCAGGAATCCCGTCTGGGGGAATCCAGACAGGATCAATGAACCCGCACGGGGCAGATCACCTGCAGCACGATGGAATGTTGACCCGGAACTGCACAAGCTCACGATTGAGAGAAACGTGAAGGCAAGGGAAGCAATCCTCAACTGGAACCCACTTGAAGCAGAGTTGAAGCAGCGGTTCAACAATGCCAACACAAACCCCAGAAGCCGACTGGCAGCTCCATCACGCGAAGCGTTTGATGATGCGCTGAATCCGTTTGTAAGAAAGCTCCGCAATGAGTTGATTAGCGCAAACGCCAGTCTTCCGGGTGGGAGAAACGCGAAGATTGACCATGACGTATCCGAACTTGTAAGTGACAAGATGGCCTCTGAGATAAAGGGCCAGCTCTTTCGCTACCTAGATGCCAAGGCAAAAAGCAGCGGCAGAAGTGAGCTGGCAAGGTGGGATCTGCCAGGTACGATGAACTACGAACTGCGCAAGATGGGAAACGACCTGCTTTATGAATGGAACGAAACAAGGCGACAGGGAATGCTGAACATGCTAGATGCGTCAAGAATGATGATCAAACCTGTCGAGCACTGGTCCCAACTGAAGCAGTAACGCTATTGCTACAACCAACTACACCCCCCTGTCCCTACATCAGCCATCCTGGCCTGCTCCAGGCTCATCCCCATGGCAGCGCGATCCGGTGTCATCAGAACCCTGCCGCGCCAATCTGCAATCTCAGCATCGAGCATCTCGCTCAACCTGGCGTCACGCATCACAAGCTGATCCTGCGCTGCCTGCTCTTGGAACCACTGGACGGCCATGGCCCAGGCATCCAATCGGTCATCGTGGAACAAGCTGCCCCGGTCAGCAGTGAGGCGGGTAAGCTGATAGAACAACGAGTAACTTGCCCCCCGCTCATCATTCGCCTGTTTCAGTAGGTCAGCATCCTGCTCAATGACGCGGCGATCGACCACCATCCGATGCGTTTGCATCACTGGAGCCAGCGTGTCAATGATGCGCAGTTCCTTTCGCTGATTGCTTCTGATTGACTCGACTCTGCACTCAGCCTGCGCTTTCACCAGGAATGGTTTTAGCAACTGGGAGTAAACCTCCAGGCCACCAAAGTTCGTCTCCACCAGTATCTCGTTTACATGATGACGCTTGGCGATCATCGCCAGCTTCTCCCACAAGCTCTCGCCAACGCCCCCCAGGCGACCACCGGACTCCATCAGGTAGTAGTTGCCAGCCCATGCCTTGACCACCGCCCAAGCGAACTCATCACTGCCCCCGCCAGCGGGGTCCAGTGCCATCACCGTAGGCACCTCTGCCACCGGAACGGTGCCTTCCACCTGAGCTGGCCGGTAGAACCGAGGATCGTGAGCCATGCCGACGCAGGGCAGGTCATCGAGCGCGAGCTGCTTGGCCTTCTCATAGGTGACGATCTCTGGAAGGTGGCCATCAATCGTCATCACCATCAAGTCGCCACAACGCAACGGATACCGCTCAATGTCAGAGAGCGTTGCGTCGAGGAGGAACTGAAGTCTCCATTGAGTCGGTGACATACTCAGCTCACGCTGCCTCAGCTCATCATCACTGAAGCGGGTATCAGTGGGCCTGCCATTGGCTGCGCCAACACGCTTCTCGATCAACGGCGCCAATGCACCCTTATAGGGAGTCGGATCGGCTGGCACCCTGGCTGGCCACATTCGCATGTCATAGTTCAGATCCCTCTGCAACGCAAAGTAGATACTATCCGTGCTGCTATGTGGAGTGCCAAGATACACAATCTCTGGTTCATCACCAGGCTTCAGAATTGCCTCCAGTTCATTCAACGAATTGCGCAACTTCTCGCGCTGCACTTGAGTAAGGCAAGTCTGGGGAGTTTCTGCATCGTCAACCAGAATTGTACTTGCACGGCTACCAGTGATCTGTCCCGTAATTCCCGCAGCTCGCACTGACGGACTCTGTTCAATGTTGCGGCAGGTTCCAACATCGAAGTTGATCCGGCTGTATCTACCATCGTGGCTATCAGGTTGCATGTGCTTCAACCATGGCACCCTGCCGATCGTCTGCAACATCCATGCCGTCATGGCTTCTGATCGGCTCATCGAGGCTGAGATAATCAGACACTTCTCGTCCGCATTGTGATACAGCTTCCATAGCAGATACATCGCAGACAGTGTGCTCTTACCGCAACCACGGAACGCTGCAATCACCCGGCGTTTCGGTCCCTTCTCCAGGTAGTCACTGATCTGCAGCTGAACTGGCGTCGGTGTTTCTGCCATGTTCAACTCACGCATGAGCAACGTGATGAACTGCGGCAGAGGAATGTCGGTCACAGAAAAAGCCCCGGTTTCCCGAGGCTACTGTGAAATGGTGGCAAGGATCAGTGGAGGCTCTTAATAAGAGCTTTCTTCTCGTACTCCTTCAGGCAGCGACTATGATTGAGAGTCCTGCCCATCAGCACATACACCTTGTCATCCTCAAGTAGGCGCAGCTTGTCGGCAACTGGTAGATCAAGTTTGGCGAGGTGGCGCTCAAGTGAATTGAGCCACTCACTGTTGGTTGTCAGGTTGCCTTCGGGTCTGCCGAAGTTTGCTTGAATGTGCTCGTCTTGCGCACTGAACCATCCATCCCTGCGGGGGCAATAGCGAAAGCAAGCGCGAGCTGCACGCTTCTGGAGTTCAGCACGCTGCGCAGCTCGTTCGGCTGGAGTGTAGATGGTGACTTGGTAGGCCATGAGATACAAGGTTCACTCGACAACGGCAACAGTAGCACAGTGTCAACTGTCAGGCAACACTGTTACAGTCTGCCTCCCGTGACCATCAACGTTAGCCAGTCCCTGATGTCAGCCAGGCCGTGCCCCAACAGGGTTCGATTGGCAAACCTGATGACTGTTTCAATGTCACTGCAGAACAGGGACGATGTACTGTCCCAGCACAGCAGGATCACTGCACCATCGTAGAAGCGACACTGAATGGTGACAGCTCCTGCCTGATACTGCTGAATCCTCACACTTCTACCTCCTCAGGTAACGAGTTGACATTCAGTTCATTGCCAAAGCAATGCCAGCCTGCGCGATGCCGCCGAGCAAAGTATTCAGCCTTTCTGGCTGTTGGATACATTTGCTCAATTCGGTCTTGCACCTCTTCTGGTTTTTGACTGTGTTTCCCCCGTGCCGCAAACACTGTCTGAACAACAGACTCTGATGCAAGCGGGCGCGGACGACCCTTTGCCACTGGTGACGCAGCGATCACCAGCTCCGTGATTGGCTTGACAATGGATGGCCTAACACCCTGCGCACCTATTGGCGTACCATCTTGCTTAGTCTTGATCCACACAAATGCAACACCCCGATAGTGCAGCCCTAGGTGACGGATGTAGTCAACCGCAAAGTCAAGACGTGGGCATGTTGCCCACATGAATAGCACGCCATTGGGCGTGAGCGGATATGCAAAGTTGAGAATGTCTCCATCGGACATCAGGCTGTACTCTTTAGCAGCATCACCCATGTTATGAGTTGAGCCGTAGTAATGCCATGGCGGATCAGTAACAATCACGTCATAACAAATCACACTTCTACCTCCTTTCTCAACCAGCGAGCAGCAGCAACACCAGCACCGACACGCTGTCCGTCCAACCAGTCAGCTACTGCATTGATTGCAGCGCGAGCTTGCGTGTGGCCACACTCCGGTTCCCCGACAATGCAGGAATGAACCTGCTCTATCAACACCTTCTCTGATCGGGGGCAACTGGGAGATGGTGTAGCAGTGGCTGCTGCAACCAGTGGCCTCAACTCTTGTAGCTCTCGATGGATGAACCGATCATCAGGATCCCCGTAGTCAAACTCCATAGCAGCCTCAACTGCCATCTCAGCAAGACTAAACAACCGTTCAATCAGCTCTTTCGCGGTAACACTCATAGCTCAGATCCTGGCAATGGTGACTTCCTCTGATTGATCCTGGTACTTACCACACCGTTGATCGTAAGTAACGAAACAGGGATCTCCCTCAAAAAACAACGCTTGCACGATCCCTTCATTGGCATAGATCCGGCAATCAGCACCACTGCTATTGCTGAACTCCAACGTAAGATGTCCCTTCCATCCAGCCTCTCCAGGCGTGAGGTTAGCAATCACTCCCATTCGTGCGTAGGTGCTCTTACCTACAAACAAACAAGTGACGTTCTCAGGGATCTCCAGCCGTTCCATTGCCACACCCAACCCATACGAATGAGCAGGAAGGATGAAGTAAGAACCTTTCTCATCAGTGTTCAACTCAACAGTTTCCAGGTTTCTGGGGTTGAAGTCCTTGGGATCCATGATTGTCCCAGGCACATGCTTGAACACTCTGAAGTCCCTATCTGACAACCTCAAGTCATACCCATAGGATGAACACCCATAACTCAACACCTTTCTGGTGATGTCCTGGTTGGGATCATTCGTCAACACACGTCTGACGATCTTCGGCTCAAAGGGAACAATCATCCCCTGCCTGGCCATGTCGTAGATCCAGTGATCATTCTTGATCAAAATGGAACCTCCTCATTCTGCTGGAGACGGTTAACAATCAGCTGTGAGTAACCAGCTATATCCTGCCAGCTATCAACATGATTAGGATTCCCATTGATGATCCTTCCAATCTTATGGAAGATCATATCGAGTGCTTCCATTTGATCCAGCTGTAGCCTTTCATAGCCAGTGCTTCCAATGATCACTGACTTCAACCCTTGGGTGATCTCAGAGTGACCCATGAAGTCCCCATACTGCGATCCCCTTTCCTCAAGGATCTCCTCCAGGCTTTGCATCGCTATCAGCAGCTGTGAACAACACTGCCATGTTACAGGGTCTGTTGAATGCTGTCAACAGTTACCCGAGCCTTTGCCTTCCTTCTGGTTGCACTCTTCCTTGCCCCTGCTTTCTTCACAACCACTACCCCCTCCTCTATCTCCTTCTCCCTCTTCAACCTCATCTTCTCTTTCGCTTCTACATAACCAGGTGCTTCTGGTATCCCACCTGCCTCCAGGATCTCTGTCCAGCTCAGCCTCATCCCTGTCCTTGCAGCTCCCCGGAGGCTAACGCCTCCTCTCCTGTGTTTCAGTTTGTTACAGCATTCTCTAGGTCGCCTTCGGCGTTCAACCAAACACCAGTCTCTCATTGGCTCCTTAACATTTCCTTCCCTTTCTAGGATGCGTATGATCCCTGCGGCGGAGAACGCCGGGGATGAACCCCCGGCTCTAGTCCTCGTTCTCCGCCTCCGGGCTCGCCCGGCTAGGTGGAGAACGCAAGGCTACGGGGAGGCTCACCCAAAGGCAACCGGCTGTTACAGACACCTTTGCCTTGATCAACACCTCCAGACTGCGAAACATTCATCGCATTCAACTGTATCCTACGTCCATATCAACCATGAATCTCATGGGATGGTTGAGCTTGCGTCAGCAAGCGATCCACCCATGAATCACACGGTTGCATGTACGTCAGTTCAACTGGTTACAGAATCCACCTTCTATCTACATCAACCTACTGTAGCTAAGTTTGTTGTATAGCTAGTTGAGCTTGCGCCAGCAAGCGATCTAGCACTCAACAACCCCTTAGCTTCAGTAGGCTTCCTGTAGCTACACTCTGTTCCATTCCTAATTCCCAAGGGCATCACCTGACACACACAGATGCGCCTGTCCCCCCTCCGGGGGTCCATGCGCTGCACTATGCAGACTGTTTCCTGCTTGACGGTGCGAAGCACCCTCTCAGGCAGGCACTGCAGGTCAGCGGATGCACCATCCCAGGGTGGTTGCGCAACCTGATGTGAGAGGGATGATTGGGATAGGGATTGGGGAATGGATTAACAGTTCATCCTCTACATACATTCTCACTGCCGACCCATCCCTCAGGAGCAGCTGCGCTGAGGAGGGAGGGTTAAGTCGGGGAGGAGAAGGTGTAGGGGTTGAGATGTAGGGAGATGTGGTGAGGATGTGTGTGGTTGAGGGGAGAAGAGAAAGGCCACGTTGAGCGTGGGAAGGGATAGTGTTGAGAGGGGGGGATAGGGATAGGGATGGTTGAATGTTGAACCTATGTAGAACCTATGTAGAGCCACATAGAACCTATGTAGAACCTATGTAGAACCTATGTAGAGCCACATAGAACCTATGTAGAACCTATGTAGAACCTATGTAGAGCCACATAGAACCTATGTAGAGCCACATAGAACCTATGTAGAACCTATGTAGAACCTATGTAGAGCCACATAGAACCTATGTAGAACCTATGTAGAACCTATGTAGAACCTATGTAGAACCTATGTAGAACCTACTTATTCAACGGTTGAGCCTATGGATGGTTGCAGGGATGCGGGCAGGATTGCCTGTTCATTGCGAAATGCAACCACCATGTTCACTGGCATAGATGGCAGTGGTTGCAATGGATCTGCTGGTGCCAGTGCTCGTGGTGCTACAGAAAGGATGACGATGCCAGTGCTTGATGCTTGACAGGTTGCAAGCAGTGTGGGCATGATGCGTTTGTTCAATCAATGAAGCATCAATGATCAATCGTTCATTTCCTGGGATGCCATGGATCATCTCAGAGGGGACTCTCCGCTGCTGTGACTTGGCGGCCGCCTATCTCTCCGCTTTGGATGCCCTAGGCGCCGGAATGGCCATCGGCGAATGGCACAGGGCAGAACTGGCTCAGCTGGCCAGTCATGCCAGCGATCTCGTCGGACCTGAAGAGACCACTGACAGCCAATGGTTCGCTTTGGAAGCAGCCGAGGATCTGCTGGGGGAGCTGGCGCCGAAAGGCTTCTATTTCGGTGGTAGCGAAGGGGATCCCGCGTGCCTGGGATTCCATCCCATTGATTGGGATTAATCCTTGCCACCATTCAACAACCAACCGCAAACCTTGCAATTCTCAACCATGACACTTTCTCTCTCCCTCTCTCTTGCCGATCAGCTTGCAGGAAGGCCCTACAGTTCCATCGGCGGCTACCCTCTTTACGCTTGCACAACAGACGGTGCGGCACTCTGCGCTGAATGTTGCAAGACTGAGCGCGAACAGATTGCAACCACAACAGGCAACGATGGGTGGTGCATTGGAGCGGTACAAGTGAACTGGGAGGATCCCGAATTGTACTGCGATCACTGCAGCAACAGAATCGAGTCCGCCTATGCTGAGGATTGATTCCCTTTCTGTTCAATTCGTTAAACCTTGTATTCCCTCCAATGAAATTCGATTCCGTAGAGTTTACCATTCCTTCCCATTGGCTTCCAGCAATTATCAACGGTGACGAGTCATCGTTTGATTACTATGATGATGAAAGGGATTATCAAGCCTACTTGGCATTCTGTGAGCATGAGGTAAAGAACGCAACAGTAGAAGTTGTGAGCGAAGAAGGCTATTTTGCTCACTATCATGATGCAAGAAGCTATGGCGTCCTACCTTGTGACGTGCACGATTGCATCCTGTACTATCCCGTAGAGTCTGCTGCTTGATCGTTGACAGGCTTTAATTGTTAAACCTTGCATTCCTCAACCATGGCACTCTCTGAGCGCAAACTCAACCTCGCTGTGAACCTTCTCGGCCTGTCTTGTGATGATGTAGGCGCGAAGGAGATCGATGATATTGACAGTGAAACGCTGGAATCTCTCGCTGACGAATTCTACGAATTCAGCGACAAGGCCGGAGACGTTCTAATCGCCAATGGTTTAGGTGACGAATCCTTGGATGACCTTTGGCGCAATGTTGAATTCGTATGGCTGTGCACTCGCATGGGTCACGGTGTCAGTTTCGGGGATGACCCGTGGGCCAATGCTGACCTTGGCAGGATTGTCAGCACAGCATTAAATGCACTTGCCAGGGATCAGGGAAACGTTGAGACATACGTTGGCGACGATGGGAGGGTCTACATTCTCTGAATAGCTTTAATTCAACCGTAAACCTTGCATTTCTCAACCATGGCACAAGCTACAAAGGCCCGGAAGGCGGCCAATTCCAGCCGCAGGGGACAGGCCGATGGCCCATCGCCTGAACAGAAAATCGTCGATTCCCTCATTCTTCTAATCGAACAGGGAGTATCTCCCTGGCAGAAACCATGGATAACGGCGAACGCTTGCCATCATCAGAACCTAATCACGGGTCATCGCTACAGCGGCAGCAATCCTGCGCTGCTGGAATTTCAAATGGCAGGCAGGCATTCTGATCTACCCCTGTGGGCAGGTTTCGCACAAGCGAAAGCTAAAGGTTGGAACGTCAAGAAAGGCAGCAAAGGATGCTATGCAATCCGGCCACAACTCAACACGAGAGAGGTTGAGGATGATAATGGCAAGCCTGTCATTGGTGAAGATGGCAAGCCTCAAGTTACAGCATGGACAAGCTACAAACCGGTCTGTCTCTTTAATGCTGTAGATCTCGAAGGCGAGGGATTAAAGGAAGCGATTGACTCTATCATTGGTAGCACTGAATCCCGTCCCGATATTGAAAGGATCGCACAGGCTGAACGAGTGTTGAATGGTTGGCATGAGACAACAGAATGCAAGCTACAGCATCGTGGCAGCCAGGCTTTCTATGTTCCCGCCAGTGATCTAATTGTGTTGCCAGAGAGGCAGGCATTCCATACAGCGGAGGGATTCTATTCAACATGGGCGCATGAGATTATCCACAGTACAGGCCATAGTCTCAGGCTGAAACGTGACCTTTCTGGCAGGTTTGGCACTGCCAATTATGCAAGGGAGGAATTGGTTGCTGAATTGGGATCCTTTCTGCTCACTCGTAGGTTGGAGATTGGCAGTCAGGTTGAGAATCACGCTAGCTATCTGTCACACTGGGCAAGCATCCTAAAGGAAGGGCCAAGGGTTCTATTCAAGGTGCTTTCAGATGCAACGAAGGCGGCGAACCTTGTGCTACCTGATGCACACTCTGAAGCCTGAATAGAACCTCCTACTGAGCATCTACGGATGCTCTCTAGGAGGCTCATTCCCTCCTGTTTACCTTGCAATTCCTACTCTCATGGCTTCCTCTACAGCAAAAATCTCTCTCAACATGACGGCAGACCAGCTGCGCAAAGGGTATCAAGCTCTCAGTGATGTTCCCTCTGAATGTCGCAAGGAAATGTTAGCACTATTCGATGAGCACCATGCTGACTGGAAGTATCAGCTGCCGGATGAAGCACGGTTCAGAGTACAGCAGCTTGAGGATCGTGAAACATGGGCGATCGAAACAATGGGAATCTTCTCTGCTCATTGTGCAATCCTTGGCGTTCCGGTGATGCCCTGATCTGTCAATTCCTACACTTCCCCATTGCCATTCTCAACCATGAAACTCAACCTTTCCGCTCTCATTATCGCTGCCATTTCGCTCTCTCCAATGGCAGCACAAGCATCATGTTGGAAGTCTGGCAACCTCTACAGCTGCGGTGACAATCGAGGTGGATTGTATCTCTATGATCCCCGATCAGGCTTCATACAGGGGAACACTGGCGACGGTCGCAGCGTGCAGGGATCGCTTGATGGTTCAACCTTTAGGGGCACAGTGAATGGCCGTTACAGGACATGCAATCGCTGGAGTTGCCACTAATGTTGTATAGTGTCAACACTTGCGAATGACCTTTGATCCGCCCTCCATGAAACCATCTCACGTCATCGGCTTCACTCTCGGCCTGATGCTCTCGTTCTATTCAGTCTCACTGGGCAATCCTCACTTCTTCACATTCTCCAACCTGCATCGTCTCCATGAAAGTCTGGGTTCCCGTTGATGCCTACGTTGGACTGAGCCTGTCCAAGCAAAGGCTTCTCCATGTTCCAACTGTGGTTGGCTTCTATCCCGACTCAGACAGGCGGGCATGGCGAATCGAGCTGTGGCTGCTGGTACATGCCACTATCGTGCTTGACGCTAGGCGTGTGTCACTGTTGCTACCGGGCAAGCGTTGACGTATGATGACAAGGCAGTGTTGATCACCTTGTATCTTGAATATCGCTAAACTGAGGGATCTGATGCGATTATTCAGATCCCTAAACGCATCCATCAGGGCATCACAGATTGAGATTCTTCTTGTTGTTAAGTTAAAGCCAGGGCTGACTCAAACCGAGCTTGCCATTGAAACCAACTTAACACTGGCTGCTATCTCTAGAGCCATTGACGTTCTAGGTGGTAGTGGTAGACGCGACGGGTTGTCATCAAGTTACGGCTTGATCGAAACCCGGCGCAATCCATCCGATGACAGAATCCTTCAGGTGTTTCTTACACCTAAAGGCGAACAGTTTGTATCACTTGCTGAGGCATTGACTAATGGCAGTTCGATTCAGGAATGATCGCCGTTGCTGGTTTGCCAGTGTCGGCACTGGCAGGGACCGGGTGAGCCGGTCATTCCAGGCAGAGGAGGAGGCAACGGCCTGGGAGGCGAAGGCCAAGGTCGGCGTGTTCGAGGCACGTCAACAGGAAGCCAGGCTCAGGGAGACTCGGCACAGCGGAGACACGCTGGCCGCTGTGCTCACGGCCTGCATGGAGATCGACTGGCAGGGCAAGGATCAGAGTCAGGCCATGCGTGCGGAGCGCCTTGTGAAGGCCCTAGGCCAGCTCACTAGGCCCGCCAATGTGACAGCCGCAGTGATCGACGACATGCTGCTGCGCTTCCGATCGGATGGGCTGTGCAATGGCACCATCAATCGCTACCTGAGCGCCCTACGGGTGATGCTGCTGCGCGCTCAACGACTGGGGCTGATCGACGCGATGCCCCTGTTCCCGGAGGCCCGGCTGCTCAAGGAGGCAGAGCCTCGCAGCCTTGTGCTCCCGGAGGAATGGCTGGCTGAATTGCTGGATGACATGGAACGCAGAGAACGTCGCCTCTCTATGCAGCTCACGCTATTCCTGTGGCACATGGGATGTCGTGTCAGTGAAGCTCTCAGCCTTTCATGGGATCGGGTTGATCTGCAACGCAATCGCATCACCTTTGTCAAGACGAAGGGGAACAAGCCTCGCTCATTGCCGATCCCGGAGCCTGTGAAGGGAATCCTCCGGGCAATGGAAGCACACGGCGGTTCAACGGTGTTCGGCCTTTCATACAAGGTCTTCCGCTCTCACTATGCAGAGTCAAAGCACGCTGCCTGTGACAAACTGCGCCTGTCGGATGACGTGCGCCGCGAGTGGGTGGTTCACACGCTGCGCCACACCTGCCTGACTCGGCTGGCTCAGAAGGGGTGGTCTGCCCCTGCGATCTGCCAGTGGGCAGGGCATGGGTCGCTGAATGTGACGCAGCGCTATGTGCATGGATCTGCTATCAACCTGGAGCAGCTGATGGAATGTTGAATGCTGTCTAGCGCTTGAGACTGGTTGCAAGATGGCAAGCAACCAATGCAACCAATGCCTTGAGATCACAGTTGTGGCGGGGCTTCTTAGATTAAGGACTGTCTGAGCAGTCCCCGCCTGGACAGACAGCTGTCAACAATCGAGTCAGAACCACGATCCTCACTGAGACAACCGAGAACGCCCATGCAATCGTTCAATGAAGTCAAGCAACCAATGCAACCAGGCTATCAAGAGCAGGTAGAGCTGGAAGAATGGTGCAATCTGGTAGGCGCAAGCCGAGCGTTGAGGGATGGCTGGCAGAAGGGAGCAGCCAACAATCTGACGGATCGAATTGTTGGTTTGTATCTTGAGAAGGTGCGGGAGATTTATCAGAAGTCGAAGGATTCACCAGGCAGGCAAGCACATATATGGGATCTAATGCACAGCGAGAAGGCAGTCGATCACGTTGCCGTCGAAAGCCTTTGCTATGTGATGACGCACATCGACACAGAGCAGAAGTACACGACACTTGCTATGACACTAGGTCAGCGCGCGGAGTATGTGCTATGGCTTACCCATCCATCATGGGGCAAGTCTCTGCACCTGAAGGGACTGAAGCTGGCAAGCAACAACGATATGGGTATGGGCAAGATTATCAAACGGCTTAGAGATAAGGGGTTCCGCAAGGCTGCTTACTACAAGCAGCTCAAGTGTGTTGAGAGGGTTGCGCTGGGTGGATTCTTCATTGAGTGCATCGCTGAAGCCACGAAGATGATCGAGATTTATATGGTCAAGAGTATTCGATCACAGCAGAGATATGTCAGGGCAAGCATGGTCTACTGGGAGTTTCAGTGCAGATGGAAGGAGGCACTAAAGCTGCATCGAACTATTCGCCTACCCATGATTGCAATGCCGCGGCCATGGACGAAGGTAGATGACGGTGGTTACTACACACAACGCACCGAACTGTCCACTGTTGGATGGGAACGCTGGCCAGAGGTATCCAAGCAAGCATTGCCTTGTGTAGTCGATGCAGTCAATCACCTTCAGACCATTCCCCACTGCCTTGATGATGGACAGATGGAGTTCGAGCGTGCTCTATGGCAGGCGGGTCACGCACTTGGCAAGTTGCCATCGATGAACAGACTGAGTGAGCCCATTGATCACGAATACAAGATCAAGGGACTAGGGCCAAGGGCTTACTGGGAAGCAGTGTGGCGATGGAAGTCAGATCAACGAAAGAACTCTTCCAGGGTTGGCTTTGTTCATGCTCAGATCATCTATGAGAAGCTCCAGAACCAGAGGAGCCTGCACTGGGTTTGGTATATGGATTCGCGTGGTCGTTGCTACTGCAGGGGGGGACAGGTGAACCCGCAGGGACCGGACCACATGCGTTCACTCATTCGCTTCACTGAAAGAAGTCCGATGAAGGGGAATGAGGATAGTTTTGCGTGGTCCCTGGGTGAAGCGTATGGTTTGCAGGCTGACATGGAGGTGAGAAGGAACTACCTCGTCAAGATGAGTCATGTACTAGGAAGGATAGGTGCCAATCCAATGGGGTTACTGCCATATCTTGAGAAGACAAAGGAGCCATTCAGGTTTGTTCAGTTGTGCAGGGACTGGCATGGATACCTGAATGATCCTGGATATACAACGGGCACGATCCACTGGGTAGATCAAACGTGTTCAGGATGGGGACACGTTGCCTGCCTCACCAGTGATGGAGTGCTCGCACTGTTTACGAATGTGATCGGAACGAAGAAAGGCGATCTCTATGCAGGACTGGGCAAGCTGGTGATTAGCAGGTTGAGGTGGATCGCAGAGAATGAGGATCATCCAGACAACGAGAGGCGAGCGAGGTTCGCGGCGTGGTGGCTGAAGCACGATCCTCCCCGTTCGTTCTGGAAGAAAGCACTGATGCCTGTGATCTATGGTCAAACTCACATGGCCATGTGTGACACGATTGCCATGTACTTAAGGGATGAAGTCAAGGACTTCCTGGCCGACGAAGGGCTAAGGATTGTTGAGCTGGCTTCTGTCATGGCAAGCATCATGCTTGAGGTAACAAAGGAGGCACTGCCGAACTACCTCGGCTTGTCGAGATGGCTTGCGGCAGCTGCAGGCTTGATGATGGACAAGGGGATTCGCCCCTACTGGTTCACGCCAAACGGTCTAGCAGTGGAGTCCTATTCAGAAACCGGAACCAGAGATCAGATGGAACTGACATTGGCAGGTAGAGCCATCCACCTTTCTCACACTGAGGGAACCCCTGGCCAGTTCAACAGGAAACGCACAGCCCGGAGACTGGTGCCAGACTTTGTGCATAGCCATGATGCTGCATTCATGCAGCGATTCGTGGCGCACTGGAAGACGTATCAGCGTCCGATCTCGACGGTGCATGACTGCTTTGGGACCACCCTTGGCAGTGTCGAGACGATGCGCAAGGAACTCAACGATCAATGGGCAAGGTTCTATTCCGTTGACTACCTAGCCAGGCACAAGGCCATGGTTGAAACGCTGGTGCAGGAGCCGGTTCCAGAGCCGCCAATGTTGAACACACTGGAGCGGTCGCGGCTGGGTGAAAACCCATTCCTTTTTTGTTGACAGCTTGCAACTGCTGCTCTAACATGCAGCTGTCCCGGCATTCCGGTAGGCCCCACTGCCGCATGTAAGTCCGGGCTAACTCAATCCAATCATTTCTTGTATGTCACGGAACGAAGTTTCACCGATCGGCAAGTTCATTTTTGGTTCACTGGTTCAACAGCAGGAGAGTCCTTTTGGCGAAGGCCCTTTCTGGAGCTGCGGCTTTCTACTGAGCGAGGAAGATTCCCAGCCTATGTTCAAATTGCTGGAATCCATCATCGCAGAACAGCGCAAGTTGAACGACAAGTATCCACCTGACGAGCAGCTCATTGTTCCCTGGGGGGCTTCAATGAAGAAGAACGCAGCAGGCGTCAAGGAGGTTGTAGATGGTGAGTTTGTCTGGAAGTTCAAGCGCAAGGCAATCGTCAAGCGAAAGTCCGGCGCGCAAGAACGCAACACTCCGCCCATTATCTATGACGCGAGTGGTGCGATCGTCAATGACAGCGTTGGCAATATCGGACGGGGTTCAACAGGCAAAGTGATCTTCAGTCCCTATGCCTTTGCCGCTGGCAGGAACATCGGTGTTTCATTCCAGCTTGCTGGATTTCAGATCGCCAACCTGGAGACAAACGAAGCAGAAGCGTTGACACTGGCTCCCATCGCTGGCGGGTTCATTGCCGAGGATGCCCCTGTGCCCACTATTCCGGCGCCTGATGTACTCGACGACTTCTAATCGCGTCAAGCACAGCCGAGCCAACGGCTATCGGTCTGGCGTTGAGGAAGAGGTAGAGCTGGCCCTGCGAGAGCAGGGTCTTTCTCCCGAGTACGAGTCAGAGAAGCTGCCGTATGTTCTGCACAAGAAGTACACGCCCGACTTCAAGATCGGTGATGTGTATATCGAGGTGAAAGGATGGTGGCCATCAGCAGAGAGGACGAAGTTTCTTGCGGTCGTGATGCACAATCCAAGACTGCGGATCTTCGTTGCACTTCAGAGGCCGAACACTAGGCTGTCGAAGGCCAGCCGCACAACTTATGCCCAATGGTGTGAGAAGTATGGCATTGCCTGGTGTCCCATTCCTATTCCAAAGGAGTTCCTATGCAAGTGGCTGAACGGCGCAAGGTACACATACCGTGCCCAGGCCCCGAGTGCACCAGTTCCGATGCAGCAGTTGAGTATCCCGATGGATCAGTCTACTGCTTTAGTTGTCAACAACGTTACACCAGAGGAGGACGACCATGGAGGAAAGGAATGAATAGCCAGCAGATCCTTGATGATGTGCCAAGGACAGACGAGATCACAGTCAAGGCAATCCTTGTCGATGGCGAGCATGTATCCCTGGAGGCAAGGAAGATAACCAAGCGAACATGCACGATGTATGACTACATCGTTGGCAACAGAAATGGCGAGCGCATTCAGTGTGCGAACTACCGAGACAAGGCAGGGTCTGTCGTTGCACAGAAGACTCGCAAGGCTGGCAAGCGTTTCGGCTGGATAGGTGAAACGCAGGTTCAACTGTTCGGCCAGCATCTCGGCGGCGAAGGGACTTTGATCCTGACTGAGGGAGAGATTGATGCGATGACGGTGTATGAATGTCTCTACACCCATACCAACAGCAGAGAGAAGTTCGTCGCTGCTTCGATCCCCAACGGTGCGGCAGGGGCTAAGAAGTCATGCAGTGCTCAGCTCAGCTGGATCCTTGGATTCAAGCGGGTTGTCATCTTCATGGACATGGATGAACCAGGCCGCAAGGCAGCGTCTGACCTGGTGACACTGATCGGTCCTACGGCTGCAGTGGTTGGAGCATTCCCATTCAAGGATGCAAACGAGGCATGGGTTGCTGGTGACTTCAATGCCATCATCACGGCCATCAACACAGCCAAGCGTCAACGCCCGGATGCAATCGTTCATGCTCCCGATCTGCTCGGCAAGATCCTGGAACCAGAGAATCGGTTTGGCCTGCCCTACCCATGGAGCGGCTGGAATCAGATGACCGAGGGGATGAAGCCGGGGCAGCTGGTGATGATCAGCGGCGGCACCGGAATCGGCAAGAGCCTGTTCACCCGGAGCATTGCCCTGAACCTGTGCAAGGCGGGAACACGGGTGGCCTACATCGGCCTGGAGGAGAGCTGTGAGACGAGCCTGGAGCGGATGCTGAGTGAGGAGCTGGGGGTATCACCGGGCTTCCACCTGGACAGCCCAGAGCAGCGGGCAGGGAGGGATCCGAAGGTGATCAAGGATGCACTTGACAAGTTTGCTGACAACCTCTTCCTGTTGGACAAGTTTGGCAGCGATGACTTCGACTCATTTGTTGCCACTATTAAACACTATGTACTTGGCGAGCAATGCCGAGTCATCGTTCTTGATCACTTCTCTCTGTTAGCAGATGGCATCTCGCTTGCTACTGATCAGCGTCGGGCTATTGATCGCTGCATCAAGGATCTCAAAACACTGTGCGTCGAACTCAACTTCACAATGCTTGTCGTGTGCCACCTATCAAGGGGTAACGGGTTTGGTCCGACGCATGAAGAGGGAGGAGAGCCAACCTTGTCCGAACTACGAGGCTCTCACTCTCTAGCCCAGATCCCCGACTTCGTTGTGATGCTACAACGTAACCCACGCAATGAAGACAAGGTAGAAGCAAACACAACCTACGCCTGGTTGAAGAAGAACCGTGTCAAGGGTGAACTAGGTCTTATGTCAAAGCTCCACTACCTTCCAAGCTGCAGGTTCCATGAAATCCAACTCGTTTGTTGACAAGTTCCATCGCCCATTCCTGGATCCGAAGAAACTTGGCATCACCTATGCAGTTAACCGCAACTACCCACTATGGAAACTTCGCATTCAGCTACGGGGGCAGGCTCCATTGATCGAGTGGATCAGGGCATCGACATTGAGGATGGCCAAGCAGTATGCGCAGAGACGCTACCCGGAGTTGTTGTCACTGGAGGTGATCGGATCCAGCTCCCTCTCGCCCTTGCCCTCCCAAGGCAAAGTCTGAAGCCTGGACAGAAGTACATCGTTGACGCTGATACCGTCAACAAATCAATCCACTACGCCACTCGCCGGTTCAATGAGCAAATCCACAACACAAAGTCCGTCTATGCGGCAGCGTTCTGGAACGGGTACGGAGCCGCCCTTGCCAGGATCAGCGACGAAGCAAAGCCCTTTGTTGATCGAGAGGATGAACGATGCCTATTGGATGCTCCAATCGGATACGACCATGCAGGACGTAGCACGGATGGAGCAGGCAATGCTTGAGCTGGCGGACGAGGTTGAGAGCTGGGCGCCTGAGGCTTCTATGCACCGGGTCTGCCACACGCAGACACTGGAGATCGCCAGGCGAATCAGGGAGAAAGCGACTGAGCGCAGAGGTGCACGGCAATGAAGCTGCTGCTTGATTCAGACATGTTGCTATTTAGGGCAATGACAGCAACAGAGGTGGAGTTTGAGGTGTTGCCCGATGTGTTCACTCGTCATAGTGAACTACCAGAAGCAAGAGCGAAATACTGGGATATGTGTGATGACCTGGCCCAGCAGGTAGACATGAGCGTTGATGACGTTTGGCATTGCTTCACCAGTCGCAGCATGTTCAGAAGGCGGATCTGCCCTGACTACAAGGCGAACAGGAAGGCAACTGTCAAGCCGCTTGGCTACCAGAAGATGCGAGCCGAGATCATGAATGAATCGACTGCATTCATGTTCGACGAGATCGAGGCCGATGACGTACTCGGCATCTTCGCTACAATGATTGATGATGAAAGGGTTGTCATCGCATCAGGTGACAAGGACTTGAACCAGATACCAGGCGAACACGTCTGGCTTGATAAAGAACCATGGGAGCAGGATCCGCGTGACGCACGACGATTCATTTACAAACAAATCCTCACGGGTGACAGGACGGATGGAGTCACAGGATGCCCAGGCATGGGTGAAGTCAGAGCGCAACGCATCGTCGATGAACTCAACATCTACAAGCCTTTGGATTGCTGGCAAGAGATTGTTCGGACGTATGAAACGAAAGGGGGTGTGGCAAACGCATCCGAATACGCAACGAAACAGACGAGACTGGTGAAGATCCTGCAGGCAGGAGAGTATGACTTCAACACACACGCAGTCAAACTATGGAATCCCCCGACACGCTAAAGCGAATCATTGCTCACAACATCAATGAGGAAGCGATTGACGCATTGGATCAGTTGTTTCCTGAGCGATCTCCAGAACTGACGGACAGCCTGGACGCAATCAGGTACGCTTCTGGTCAGAGATCAGTCATTCGTTTTTTGCGGAGCTTGAGCGATGTCTAACATGACAAACTGGTTCTATGATCAACCGAACTATGCAGAACAGGAGCGCATTCTGCAGGCTCAGGGTCAAGCAGAAAAGCTGCTAGGCAAGAGGCTTGGCAGTCCTGCGGCAAGGCGAATGGCTGAGGGTTTTAACGCAACCCTCAATGATCCGCTTTACCTTGACCTTGCCGCCAGACTTGGCATCAAGGATTACGATTCAGTCAAGGACTACAACCAGATCACCAACGCCATTCTGGGAAAGGCTATTCAGGATGGTGGTGGCAATGGTGGCAAGGGTAACAATGGAGCAGATGGTGACAAGCTGCCCGCTCCCAACGATGGGGAGTACGGTCACATCGAAGAGAACATCAAATGGCAGGGACAGAAGGGACGCGACACAGCTGATGAATATAACAATAAACCAGTTGATGAATCAGGCGGAGATCCGATCAATGTAGACGATCTCACCGGCTCAGGCTCAACACTTGATCCGGCGCAGCGTCAGATTCAGATGCTTAAGAAGCTGATGATCAATCAGCGGACTGCCTTTAAGGATCAACTTGCCCTGCAACGGCAGCAGCTCCAAGCAGCTGATGCTGCCTATGCCGAACAGCTGCGCCAATCGGATGCGCTAAGCCGTGCCTACATTCCTGCTCCATCGCAGTCAGCAGTTGCACCTGTGCTCAATATGTCGAGCAATGCAGGCGTAAGTTCCAATACACTTTCGTCTCTGAGATCCATGGCAATCGGGGGTAGTCGGACCATCGGCGGGACTAGCCTGAGTGGATTGCAGATCGCTTGATGAACGACACCGCTGCCTCGCGTTGGAGGGATCTCGAATCCCACCGATCCATGTATCTGCGCCGAGCAATCGACGCAAGCAAGCTGACGATTCCTTCTCTGATTCCCGAATCAGATCAGGCAAGCAGTGGCGAATCGTTCAACTCCCTGCCGAGTCTCTACCAGGGAGCTGGTGCCCGCGGTGTCACAAGCCTGGCGGCGAAGTTGATGCTGGCCTTGATGCCACCGAGTCAGCCGTTCTTCCGGTTGACGATCGACGCTGGAAAGGTTCGAGGCTGGATGCAGGAGCAGGGCACAGCACAGAATGAAGGCGAGGTGCTGTCACGACTGGATCAGCTGCTCAGCTCCATGGAGCGACAGGTGCTGATGAGGTTCGACAAGCTGCAGGCAAGGAATGCTGTCTTCATGGCAATCAAGCATTTGCTTGTAGGTGGAAATGCCTTGCTCTATGTGGGCAGCGAAACCATCCGTATGCACGGAATGAGATCGTTCGTGCTGGATCGTGACCCTGAGGGTAACGTCACAGAGATTGTGATTCGTGAACGTGTGGCTGAGAAGTTCATGCCAGCACGGGAGCCGGAACACACGGGGAAGGATGACGATTCAGATAGGCAAGAGGATGTCTACACCCATGTGACGATTGATCCAACAGGGGATCCTCAAGTCGAATGGTATCAAGAATACGACGGGGCAAGACTGAAAGGAACAGTTGGCTTCAGTGCCATTGAATCAAGTCCCTGGATTCCATTGAGGCTGCATCGCGTCGCTGGTGAATACTATGGCCGCGGCCTCGTCGAGGACGTGATCGGTGATCTGCAGAGCCTGGAGAGCCTGACGAAAGCCATCGTGCAGGGGAGCCTGATCGCAGCGAAGGCCATCGGCCTGGTGAACCCGAACGGCGTCACCAGGGCCGACGTGCTGGCCAGGGCAGAGAACGGGGCGATCGTTCCGGGGAACGCAGCGGATGTCGAGTTCCTGCAGGTGCAGAAGAACAACGACTTCAGCACTGCATTGTCTGCCATGCAGATGATCGAACGCAGGCTTCAGTTCACCTTCCTTGCGAATGAGGCAGTGCAGCGTGACGCTGATCGGGTGACAGCAGAGGAGATCAGACTGATGGCAGAGCAGCTTGAGCAGGGACTGGGAGGTGTCTACTCAGTCCTGTCCGCTGAAATGCAGCTGCCATTGATTCGACGGGTACTGAACCTGATGATGAAGGATGGCGAACTGCCTGAGATTCCCAAGGGATTGGTTGAGCCTCAGGTTACGACGGGTCTTGAGGCTATTGGACGGGGCAACGACAAGCAGCGATTAACGACATTCCTCCAGACAGTTGCAACCAACATCGGACCACAGTTGTTTGTGCAGTACATCAATCCAGCAGAACTGATCCGACGATTCGCCGCGGCAGATGGGATCGACACAGCTGGACTGGTGAAGGATCAGAAACAGCTGGAGGCTGAGCAGGCACAACAGCAGCAGGCTATTCTTGGCCAGCAACTTGCACAAGGAGCAATCCAAAGTGGAGCAACGCAGGCGCCACAGCCAGCAGGACAAGCTGGCTCAGGTGATGGAGGAGCAGCAGGAGTCCCTGCAGGAGGAGTCGAACAAGCTCAAGCAGTCTGATGAGGCAAAGGTGATGCTCAAGCCTGGCCAGCACACTGAGCGACTGCCTGATGGCGGCCACATGATCATCACTGACGGTTTCATCAATGCCTGAGATCATCACGGGTCAGGACGCTGCTGCTTCGTTTGAGGCTGCCGGTGGCGCAGAAGAGGCTGCTCGCGTTGACGCAGCCAGGGCCGAGCTGGTTGATGAGGCGACTGGAGCACCGGGGGAAGAGGGGGGCAGCTCCCTGATCCTTGGCAAGTATCAATCAACAGAAGACCTTGCCAATGCCTACTTGAGTTTGCAGCGTGAATACACGCGACTCAAGAGCGGACAGGCCCCGGTCAGCGAGGCCGCGGAGTCGATGCCCGAGAGGCCAGGCACCGCGGAGGCCCCGGAGAAAGGGGAGGCCCCGCCATCCGCCGACCCGGCAGTGGTAGCTCAGATTCAAGAATCAATCTTTCAACAGGTTGGAGGTGAAGCTGAGTATCAGCGACTGGCAACATGGGCAGCCAACAACATTCCCACTGAGCGCCTGAACAGTTACAACCAGGCCCTGTCTTCCGGGGATCAGGCTGCGATCCTTAACTCACTAAAGGGATTGCAGTACGACTTCATGATGAAGAACGGGTATGAGCCGCGCCTGACTGGAGGACGTGCGCCGAGCAATGAGATCCGTGGCTACGAATCAGAGGCCCAGGTTGTAGCCGCCATGAAGGATCCCAGGTACTCAGGTGACAATCCAGATCCTGCCTACATCAAGGAAGTCGAGCGGAGGATTGCTGTGAGCAACGTGTTCCAGACTCGCTGATGCTGGGGTATAACTGGGATCAGTTGACCATCCACTGATCCGCCAGGGCTCCGAAGGCGACACCCCTGTACCGGCATGGTGACGGTTTAACAACCAATCCATCATCAGGAGAACTCAGGTGGCAGCACCCGACGTAACGCTTTCACGGCCAGGTGTCATCAACAATGACAGTGGCACATGGGCAAAGGACAATGCCCTCTTCCTCAAGGTCTTCAGTGGTGAAGTCATCACTGCCTTTGATCGTGCGTGCGTGTTCAAGGGCATGGCCCAAGAGCGCACCATTCAGAACGGCAAATCTGCGCAGTTCCCTGTCACTGGTCGTTTTACCGGACGGTTCCACACCCCCGGCAAAATGATTGAGGGTCAAGGAAACATGGCGCAGAACGAAGTAGTCATCAAGATTGATGATCTGCTGATTGCCGACGCTGCGCTGTATGACCTGGATGAAGCGAAGAATCACTATGACATTCGCAGCATCTACTCTCGTGAACTGGGCAACGCCCTGGCCCGTGAGTACGACAAGCGCATCGCTCGCGTTCTAACGCTGGGCGCACGAGTGTCAAGCGGAGACCTGACCCTCAACCTGCCCAGTGGCCTTGCTCCTGACGATCCCTACAGAACGGGAACCAGGGTGGACATCAACAAGGCCACGCCCACCCCTGACGACTATGTGGCAGCGGTGTTTGCTGCTGCCCGTGCGCTGGACGAGAAGGACGTGCCCTCCGATGGTCGAGTGCTGGTGTGCTCGCCCGAGGTTTACTACACCCTCGTTCAATCGAGCCGTGCTGTGAACTTCGACTTCAACCAGCAAGGCGCAAACGGTTCCTACTCCAAGGGGCAGATTGCGCAGCTGGCTGGATTCAGCATCTACAGCTCCAACCACATCAAGCAGGGCAACGTCACTGCCAAGACTGGCGAACAGGGTTTCACCTTTGGCGGCAGTGACACTGTTCTGTCCAGTGTTGACATGAGCAAGTCGAAGATGCTCGCCTTCCAGAAGGGTGCAGTCGGCGTTCTCAAGCTGCGGGATCTGTCTATGCAGATGACCGGCAATGACTACAATGTCATGTATCAGTCAACTCTGATGGTTGCCAAATACGCATGTGGTTTTGGCTATCTGCGACCTGAGGCCATCGTCGAGATCCACAACAGCCTGTAAATCCGCAGGCTCACTGGCAGGATAGGGGGCAGCGATGCCCCCTTTTTTCATGGCCATCAAGCTCAACCTCGTCGGCAACAGCGCCAACGCCGTTCATTCCGTCGAGCTACTGGAATGGGATCCAGCCACTGCCATTCGTAACCCGAAAGGCCCGCAGCCATGGGTCAGCTGGCCGTTCGACACTCCCCCTCCCGGAGTTGACTCCATCCCGGTTGCAGTGGTCGAGGAGCCTCCTGCTGCAGACGACAGTCCCGGCAGCGAGGTGAAGCTCAACGCCCGAGTCGCCACGATCAAGGTCGAGCAGGACGGAACCAGCGGGGCAACCGCCAAGACCAACCTGGCGACGACCACGCAGGCCAATGGAACCGGGTTGACCGTCAACCTGACCGCGGCTGGCGGGAAGGTGACTGGGATGACTGTTGGGAACAACGCAGGGAATGGCTATGAAGTTGGCGACACAGTTGCTGTGACGACCGCTGCAGCTGGCACGTCAGCAACAGTCATCGGAACTGTGACGAGGGTTCTGAAATGACAGAGCTTGATGCAATCAATGGATTGCTTGGCATCATTGGCGAAGCACCGATCGACAGCATCAGTGACATAACTGTCAATGAGATCACTGATTCGTGCCTTGCCAAGAAGACACTCGACGAGGTGTGTCGTGACGTTCAAGCAGAGGGTTGGGATTGGAACACTGAACAGGACTATCCAGTTGTCGCTGACAGCAGTGGACACTTCCTGTTGCCGCCTTCAACGTTGGCAATCAGAATGTCACCCAACAGATACCCCGAGACACAGTATGTGAGAAGGGGGCTGAGGCTGTATGACAAGCTACAGCATACGTTCAAGATCGGTGAGTACATCAAAGGCGCCATCGTCATTGATGAGATCATCCTTCTACTCGACTGGGAGGAGATGCCCCATGCTGCACAGCAGTATGTGATGATCCGGGCAGGCAGGATCTTCAGTAACAGATACATCAACAGCAGTGCTGTCTACGTCTACACGAATCAAGACGAAGAGTATGCCCGTGCCATGCTCATTCGTGGAGAGGAACGCAGCTCTCAGCACAACCTCCTGTGGGGCAACGATAGGGGACAACCTCACGGCAACAGCTTCATCCCATCCGAAGGCACTCGATTCAGGAGCAACTGATGGCCCGCAAATCCAATCTGAACGCATCGCGCCAGGTTCCGAACACGCTTGTTCAGGGAAACATTGACACCCTGACGCAAGGTGTCAGTCAGCAACCGGCGCATCTTCGACAGACTGGCCAGGGCGAACAGCAGATCAACGGATGGAGTAGTCCGGTTAATGGGCTTCAGAAGCGGCGTCCGACAAGGTTTGTCAACAAACTATCAAGTGAAGTCTTGGAGGACTTCTACTTAGAGACAATGCCTGTCAGGAACGCAGAGCGGTATCAGGTCTTCATCTACAAGACGGCGACAGATAAGGTCAGGCTTAGCATCATCAGCAATGGCGTCCCAGTGAAGATTGATCTTCACGGCCAGGGACTCACTCTTGTCAATGGTGAGGTGGAAGGAGATAGCACTAGCTACCTCTATAAGAACCTGGACCTTGCACACAGCTATGTCTTCATCAACAACGGTCCACTGGGCCTGCTACTAAACAGGTTTCACGATGTCAAGCTGGATTCCGACTTGTCACCGTCACAGAGGAATGAGGCGCTGATCTTCGTTCAGTCGGTTGCCTATGAGATTGAGTACACCGTCACCCTGAATGGAGCGGATCTCCCTTCCTACACGACACCCAAGGCAACAGATACCAACAACACCCTGAGCGTCAACAAGGTTGCGCAGGAACTGAAAGACCGGATTGAAGCGGTGTCCGGCTTTCGTGCAACCTACATCAACGGCGTACTTTGGGTCAGGCGCGATGATGGAGCAGCCTTCAGTCTCGGCTTCTCTGATTCCCGCAGCAACACTCTCGCCAGGTCATTCAAGGGATCAACGACCTCGTTTGCTGGGTTGCCACTGACTGCACCTAATGGCTTCATCCTGAAGATCGAAGGATCACCGGATTCCACATTGGATGACTACTGGGTCAGATTCAAGACAAGAGATGGCAAGAACTTTGGTGAAGGGACATGGGTTGAAACTGTTGCACCTGACATCAAGTATGGACTCAATGTAAACACAATGCCGCTGGTGATCTACAGGGCGGCACCCGACTCGTTCTTTGTTGGCACAGCAAATGGCGAACTGCGATCGGGAGTGTTCAACGGTGTCAGCAGGCAGTTTCGCTTCCCTGAGTGGGGGAAACGGGAAGCGGGTGATGAAACAACGGTGCCAACGCCGAGCTTCGTTGACAGACCTATCAAGGATCACGCCATCTTCCGTGGCAGGTATGTAGTGATCTCTGGCGAGAACATTGTGATGAGCAGGGTTGACGAGATATTCAACTTCTTCATGCAAACGTCAACTCAGGTTCTGGACACCGATCCGATCGACCTGACGGCTTTCTCTGAATCCAGCTCGTCACTTCAGTGGATGCTGCCAATCGACGAGAGCCTTCTGGTGTTTGGGGTCAGGAGTCAGTTCCAAGTGCGGCCAGTCAACACTGATGTACTGACGCCAAGGAATGCGTCATGCAACAGGCTGAGCAACATCGACGCAAACATACAACTTCGTCCCAAGCTGTGCGGAGCAAATATCGTGTTCGCAACCAATGAGCATGGATTCACTGGCTTCCGTGAATATCAGTTCTACGACGAGCAGTCGAGAAGGATTGGCCTCAATGTCGGCACAAACTCAAGCATCACATTGGCCGTGCCGAGCCTTGTGCCTGGCAGTGCCGAGGCATGGGACGTAGGTGAAAGCGAGGATTACTTTGTGTGTTTCACTCCAGACCGGGAAAACTCCCTATTCGTCTACAAGTATCTCTGGGCCAACACTGCCAGTCAAATCACGAAGCTCCAATCAAGCTGGTCTGAGTGGACGTTTGATGGGCGTGTCCGATGGGTTCGGTTCATGGATGGCGACCTCTACATTGTGATGACCTATCCAGACGGAACCTACACCGTCAAGCTCACCACGTCTGAGGGTGTTGTCGAGGATGAGCCGATCTACTGCCTTGACAGAAAGCTGCGATACCCGGAGTGCAATCAAGATGCGCTGACCGGCAACAACATCACGGCCACATGGGACAGCAGCACAGACATAACAACATTCACCCTGCCATACAGCATGGCTGGGATAACGTATGCGATCGTCAGGTGGGACAATAGCCGCAAGCGTCACCTACGGATTGCGACTGCAAGCAACGGAAAGAATCTGATCTGCACAGAGAATGGTGACTTCAGGGATGACAAGCTGGTGTTTGGCAGAAGCTACAAGTTTCTGTATGAGTTCTCAACGCCATACAAGCCAACAACGGATCAGGCCAGGCAGCGAACCATCGGGGATCTGTCTGGCCGTCTTCAGCTGGCAACCTTCACTGTGCATCACACGTCAACAGCAGCATACGACGTGATCGTAAAACGAAAGAATCGCAAGCTAGATAGCAAGCATGAGTTCTGGTCGTCCATTCTCAACGTCGAGAATAACAACCTTGACAGTGACAGAGTTCTGTTGACGCAGGGTTCATTTCGTGTTCCTGTCTACAGCAGGAATACGGACTGCCGAATCCTGATCGAGAGCGCTTCATGGCTTCCCCTGACACTTTCGGGAGCATCATGGGAGGGGACTTACAGTGATCGAGCAAGGAGTCTGAACTGATGGTGTTTCCATTCTTCGCTGCCATCGGAGCAGCAACCGGCCTGTTCAGTGCATTTGCGGGAGCCTCGGCAGCATCAAGCCAGGCTGCCGCAATGAACGATGCTGCCGAAGAGCAGGCAGAGGCGCAGTATGACCGTGCCATGAAGGATTGGAATATCCAGAAGTGGCAAGCAGCAGCTCAATGGGAATGGGACAAGGCGCGCATTGCGCAGCTGAGATTCAACGATCGACAAGCGGAGGCTGATTACAACGTCTACACGGGGCAGTTGATTGATGCTGCCACGGAGAATCTCAGGATCAATCAGGGTGCCCTATATGACAGGTATGTCGTTGAGGAGGGACTAAGAGGACTGCAGACCGGCCTGGATTACACCTATTCAGTTGGCAAGCTGGGAGCAGAAAGCACTGAAGCACTTGCCCAGTATCTCACTGGTATCAACCAGACTGCATTGCGAAGCAAGCAGACGGTCAGCAAGGTTCAACAGGAATCACAGCAGCTGATCGGGAGCCTGGCCATGGAGGAGGTTCGGGACAGTCTTGGCTGGCAGCTCAACCAGGTCACAGCGATGGCCAAGGCGGCGGAGGAGCAGGGCCTGGCCGCGGTCAGACAGGGTGGCGGGGCAACTGCGCAGCGCCTGGGCCTGGACGCCGCACAGGCCCTTGGCCGCACCTACGGGGAGCTGGTGTTGAGGACGCAGGATCGGAACCTGAGGGTGGATCTGATGAATGCAGCGATGAACACCAGCGTGTCACAGGAGCTTGCGCAGAACGCGATTGCAATGCAGGACGCCGCCCAGAAGATGAAGTACACCTCAGGTCGTTACCATGCTGATTTCCTGATGCAACAGCAGACACTTAAGGAGCTGACCATTCCGACATTCAGACAGGCAGGCAAGCAGTATGGACGCGAGCTGGACGCATTGAAGCTGCAGACGCAGGGCGTGTTGGATCAGGCTGCACGTCCCTACAGGGGCAACACCTACATGGATCCGCTGGAACCCATTGCAGGACTGAAGCCGGAGATGCTCGCACCGACACTGGCATCAGGCCCGAGCGCATTCAGCACCATTGCAAACGCTCTCGGCCAAGGCTTCCAAGGCGCAATGCAGTTCAGTTACCAACGGCCAGGTGGCGGGTTGGGCTTCTATTGAGTATGATTGACAGGTCGCAACCATCTGACAATGGCACTGAAGGGACAGGAACTGCTCAGCTTCCTTGACGAGAACAAGGGAGTTGACCGTGATGAGCTGATCGAGCGTGCGGGGTACTGCCTCACCCGCAACGGCAAGGTAAGCCTGAAGCGCACCAAGTTTTTCGAGGCGCTTGCCTCTGCGAACGGGCATGAGATCGGCGCAACCACAAGCGGCTCCGGCAATGGAACCGGCAAGGTCGCAACCTATCGACTGAAGGTTGGTCCCAACGGCATGGTTCCCGTGAGCCGTGCCTACACGGATCAATGCGAGATGCAGCCTGGCTCTTACGTCAAGGTCGTCATCGAGGACGGCTGTGTGATTCTCGAACCTGACACTGAGGGTGATGCCACCAGCGGTGAAGGTGAATCAACCGATAAAGCCAAGTCAAATGGCAAGGGCAAGTCGAAGGCTGCCCCCCTGGCCAACCTGGCAGCGGTGGCCTAACTTTCAAGACGTACCCCGTGGGCATGGGAGAGGGGCATGGGATCAAGCCCGTGCCCCCTTTTTATTGACATTCAATGGATGGTTTATGACCTTCACCCCTCAACGCTGGATGGACTTCTGGCGAAACTTCAAGAATGAACCTCAACAGGTTGCTGGTGTCGAGGAGCTGCGCCAAGCCATCGCAGCGGCCAATCCCGAGCTGCTGAGCGAGGACGCCAGCTGGGTTGCCAACTTCCACAAGGAGCAACCTCACTCCCAGCAGCAGATCATTCCCGCGCCCTACTTCTGTCAACTGCAAATGGATGATGGCCAGGGTTGGCGTGATTGCTTCTCTGCAACAGCAGCGATGATCTGCGCCTGGGCAGGCAAGGTGTCTGACGAGAACACCTACAACCACGTCCGTCAGAAGCACGGGGATAGCACCGCGGCTGACGCCCAAGTGGCAGCCCTGGCCGACTTCGGCCTGACGCCCCACTACCTCACCAGCGGCACGAAGGCGCAGCTGATCGAGCTACTCGACAAGGGCATCCCGGTGGGCACGGGCATCCTTCACCACGGCCAGGCGAGCAGCCCATCCGGCGGGGGTCACTGGATGCTGATTGTCGGCCACGATGTCGATGGCGTGATCGCCCTGGATCCCTATGGCGAGCTGAACATCAGCAGCGGAACCTGGGCACGCCAGGGCAGCGGCGGAGATCACGTCCACTACAGCTGGAAGAACTGGCTGCCACGTTGGGAGGTGCAGGGCAATGACGGTTACATGCTGTGGGCAGAACGATGAATGACAGTCAAATTGAGGTTCTGTTTCGTTCATGGTGGAGTGCATCATTCCCCGGAGCACCACCAGGCCCCCATGCCCTGATGACCCACATCGGTTGGGCGCGATTCCTGCTGGAGCAGCAGAGCCAGCAGCAGCAGCAGCGGGAGGTGGAGCGATGACCCCCGACCTGCAGGTGGCCCTGTGCCACTCGATCAACGCTCGCGCCCTGCTCTACGGGGCAGAGCAATCACCAGTGGCCAGGCGCCTCTACTGGCGGGAGCTGAGTTCCGTCGAGAGGCTGCTGGGTAACATGGACCTCGCAGCCGGCGCCGATCGACTGGGAGGTGAAGCATGACCACCGACTTCCGCGCCCTGTGCGCTGAGCTGGCGAAACAACTGGAGGGATGGCAGTGCTACGCAAGCCCGGATGGCCCCAACGCCGAGGTCCTGGCCCGCGCCCACGCCGCCCTAGCCCAGCCAGAGCCGGTGGGGCCGACGGATGAGGAGATCGACGCCCTGGAGGCCCAGCGCGAAACCGAAAAGGCTGTCATTGAGGACATCTACGCCAAGCTGGATCGACTCAAGGTCCAGCACGAGAGCAACTGGGCTCGGATCGTGAAGCTGGAGGCTGCCGCCGACCATTTTCCTGACGCAAAGAAAATGGTCGCCCCGGCCGGTGGGCTGGTGGAGCGGGTCATGGTCGCTGGCGGGATCGGGCTGGAAGAGAACGCCCGCGCCGCAATCCGCGAGGTGGCGGATCGAATTGAAGAAACCGGATGGCAGGGATGGGCTGATGTTGCTCGCTGGTTGCGCCAAGTGATCGCTGATGAGCAGCAAGAGTCCGACCGTGGCTGAGCCCCTCTCCCCCGCCGCGCAGGCGGTGCTGGATGCTTTTTTGAAGGCACCATCAATGAGCATCGAGCCGTCCCTTGCCGCCGCCCTCCGCGCCGCTGCTGATCAGGTGGTGCCGGTGGAAATCTCCCTCCGTCGAGGGATGCGACCCGGCGGCACTGGTTCCATCACACCGGATGGGTTTGAGCAAGACCAACGAGCTGCAACTCGGCGCAAGCTCCTCGCCATTGCCGCCGAGCTGGAGGGAACCAATGGCTGAACTGAGCCCTGCGGCGCAGGCGGTGCTGGATTCAGCTCTATGCACGCAAGATGTGTTCA